AGATGTCCTTGCAGGTCTAAAGTTTATTGACAAAGATTTACAAGATCGTATTAGGACTGCTATTGATCCACTAATGCGTAACGTAGCAGCTAAGGCTAGATCATTTGTGCCTAGTAATTCTGAGGTGTTATCAGGTTGGACTAAAGAGCCTAATCCAAACATTAATTACCGCCCATTTCCTAAATATGACGCTGGCACAGTCAAGGCTGGTATTGGATATAACTCAGGAGATAATCAAGTATTTAAAAATGGATTTAAAGTAAGCAATTATGTTTACAACGTAAGCGCACCAGGTCGCATATATGAAACTGCTGGCCGTAAAAATCCACAAGGCCGTGCGCCATTCCAGCAGATCGATCCAAGTTTGCCAGGAACAACCTTTGGCAAGGTACAAGGATTTGAAGGCAAGTCTAAGGCACGTGAGTACACTTACAACAAATCTACTAGAGAATACGCATCAAATAACCCATTTGCTGGCTATCAATTTGTTACATCAATGCCAGGGCTTACTTCACAACCAAAGATTAAAGGCGTGCGTGGTGGTGGTCGAAAAACTAAAGGCCGATTAATCTACAAAGCTTGGGCACAAGATAGTGGCAAGGTTTATCAAGCAGTGCTAGGCGCTATAAATTCTACAGCTATAAAATTTAATAAATCTACTGAGATTAAGAAGGCAGCATAATGGCCAACGTAGTAGTCTCGGCAATAGCCACCTGGAATGGTAAAGCACTTAATAAAGGCAAAAAGGATGTATCAGCCTTTGATAAGCAAGTAAATAAATTAGGCAAAACCTTTGCTGGTGTTTTTGGGGCTCAACAATTATTCCAATTTAGCAAACGAGCAGTGCAAGCCTTTGCAGCCGATGAGAAGGCAGCTAAATCTTTAGAGGTTCAATTACGCAATACTGGCTTTGCATTTAGCGCACCAGCTGTTGAAGATTACATAGGCAATTTACAGAGAGTTACAGGCGTATTAGACGATCAACTACGCCCAGCATTTCAACAATTATTGACAGTTACAGGATCTATTACTAAAAGCCAGGATGCATTAAACACTGCACTAAATGTAAGTGCTGCTACTGGTCGATCTTTAACAGAGGTTAGCGCAGCTTTAACACGTGGATTTTCAGGCAACACCACAGGCCTTAGCCGTCTAGGTGCTGGTATAAGTAAGGCTACATTAAAAACTGGCGATATGGATAAGATCCTGGGTGAACTTAATAACAAGTTTGCAGGCCAAGCACAAGCTAGATTAACTACCTATGCAGGCAAAATGGATCTACTAAGAGTATCTACAGAAAATGCTAAAGAAGAAATTGGTAAAGGTTTATTAGATGCTATAAGTTTACTAGGCAAGAATAGAAGTATCGAAGATGCCGCTACTCAAATGGATACCTTTGCTAAATCTATTAGCGATGCAATTTATGGCGTAGGCTTATTGATAAGCAAGTTAGACGGCCTAGCATCAAAGATAACTTCTGGTGGCTTGGGCGATCTGTTAATACGATTACAACCAGGTGGATTAGGTTTGCGGGCAGCTTTAAATCTTGCAGGAAACGCTAGAAGCTCAAACGCACCAGATAATAAACAAGGCCGTGCATCGGCTCGTATCTTTGGCCAGCAGTTACGCCTAGAAAACAAATTATCAGAGCAGAAGAAAAAAGAATTAGCGTTACTAGATGCCAAAAATAAGAAGCAAACTGAGGTAGATAAACTAGCTGAGAAGTTTGATGTTGAGCGCATAGGTTTAATGAAGGCGCTAGCCGAGGCTACAGATGCGGAAACTAAATTACGCATACAGGCAAAGATAGCAATCCTAGACAATAATGAGGCTTTGGCTAAGAAATACAATGCAGAGTTAAACGCTAAGACAGCTGCTGATTTATTAGCTACTGCTGCTACCGATGCCGCTAATGCTTTAAATACTTTGCCTAATAAATACGATCAAATTTTTACCAGTTTAGTTGGCCAATTTAAATCAATGGGAATTGAAGCAGGCGCAGCAGCAGGCTTGGCTGCCTCATCTGCAAGATTACAGGCACAGGCTGATGCATTTTTTGCGCAAGCAGGTCAATACGCTGTGCCAGGTGGTATGCCATCTAGTGCATCAACAGCTGCTGCAGCAGCGACACCTACAATCGTTCCACAGGTTACAGTCAATACAGGCGCAGTATTAACCAACAATCAAGAATTAGAGCGTTACATAATTGATGCTGTCGGTAACGCAACTAAATTGGGCGACAGGCTAGTACCACGTGGGGCAGTACCCACATTCTTACTACAATGACAGTACCAGTAGTAAACGCTTATATAAATTTTAGCACTGGACCATCCTTTGCCCAGGCTATGATTTTGGGATCGGGCTTATTAGATGTAAACATATTGGCTGATTCAGTTGCAATTATTGTCGATGTATCAGATCAAATTAACTTTATTCAAACCACTAGAGGCCGCAATCCTTTATTTGATGAATTTTCAACTGGCCAACTTACATTACGCATCGTAGATCAAAATGGTGATTTCAACCCAACTAACCCATTAAGCCCCTACAGCCCTGACCTAACACCTATGAAGAAGGTGCAGATTACTGCAACCTATGGCGCTACGACTTATCCTATATTTTCAGGCTTTATTACAAGCTATGTTAATACTCAACCTAAAGATGCTACCGAGGTTGCCTATACAACTATACAAGCTGTAGATGCGTTTAGGCTTGCTCAGAATGCACAGATAACTACTGTGGCAGGTGCTAGTGCTGGCAACCTATCAGGCACAAGAATTAACCAAATACTAGATCAAATCGACTGGCCAGCAACTATGCGTGATGTCGACGCAGGCTTAACAACACTACAAAACGATCCAGGCAGTTTACGCACTTCACTTGGCGCTATGCAAACTGTAGCCAATTCAGAGTATGGCGCTTTATATGTTAATGCCGATGGTGAGTTTGTATTTCAAGATAGAGCGGTAACTGCTGGATCAATCGGTGGCACAATTACTACATTCAACGATAATGGCACGGGCATCCCATACGCCAATGCAAACTGGAAACTAGATGACACCCTAGTCTTCAACTCATCTACTGTTACTAGGATAGATGGCACACCACAGACCGCTATTAACCAAGCATCAATAGATAAATACTTTATACATAGTTTTCAAATTCAAGACCTGCTAATGCAGACCGATGCCGTGGCGCTTGATTACGCACGTGCTTACACAGCTAGCCGTAGCGAAACCAGCGTTAGATGCGATTCTATCGAGCTAGACCTATACACGCCTAACTACAACGCAGGCATTATTGCAGCGCTAGACCTAGATTTCTTTGATCCGATCAGAGTGGTTACTACCCAGCCAGGTGGATCTACCCTAGACAAGACCTTGCAGATATTTGGCGTGCAAAACGTCATTACACCCAACAGCTTTAGGGTTGTATTTACGACCCTTGAACCAGTCATCGATGCACTGATTCTAAATAACAATATATACGGGACTTTAGACTATAATGTCCTCAGTTACTAAGGAGAAATAATGGCCGCTGGATTAGGATTTAAGGACTTTACGACAGGCGAGGTTCTCACCGCCGCCGATGTCGACGGGTATTTAATGCAGGGAATTTGGGTGTTTGCCAGTGCCGCTGCTAGAGATGCAGCTGTAACATCACCGCAAGAAGGTAATGCGTGTTATCTAAAAGACACAAACCAAGTTTTAACTTATAGCGGTAGTGCTTGGGTAGCAGTAGGTGGCGGATCACCTTTAACTACTAAGGGCGATATTTACGGATTCTCTACAGTAGATGCACGCATTCCAATTGGTGCTAATAACACAGTTTTAACAGCGGATTCTGCTCAAGCGTTAGGACTTAAATGGGCTGCGCCCGCTGGTGGCGGTGGTATGACTTTTATCCAACGCTCAACCTTTTCAAATGTTGCTGATACTGGCACTACTTTTGATAATGTATTTACTTCAACCTATGAAACTTATTTTATCAACATAGAGCAAATTTATTCGGGTACTGCTGCTAATGACCTTTATTTTCAATTTAGATATGCTGGCCCAACAACACAAACAGCCGCTTATTATTCAATAAATTATTTTTGCACTGTGGGTGGTTCATCTATGTCTTTTGCAAATAGCAACAATCAGGCGCAAATGATATTATCGGATAATTCTGGCGATAGTGCTGATTGGGTAACTGCTCAACTTTATGTAAATTCTGTTGGTAATGGAAGTAGAAGAGCCCTTATCAATGGATTACTTTACAATAACAATAAAATCTCTCAAGAGGTTTTTGGTGGGGAAAACTTTACAGCAAGAGAATACACAGGTTTTTTACTAAAATCATCAAGCGCAAACGTATCAGGTACAATTACAATTTTTGGAGTTAATAAATCATAATGACAACTAAACAAGAAATGATTGAAATTATTAAAGCGGAGAATCCAACATTACAAATTGGTGATGATGATGCAGGTTATACGCAATTATCTGCCGATGATTATGAAGCAACTATTGCTGAATGGGCTGATAATAGATTGGCAAAAGAGCAAGCAAAAGCAGAGATAGAGGCCGCACGCCAAACTAAGATTTCTGCTTATCAGAAGTTAGGATTAACTGAAGCAGAGATTGAGGCATTAGCGCCAGCTCCAAAGCCTTTGGTAAAACCTACCGCTTAATTTAATGCAACCTAAATTATGTGCAGCTGGTGTGCAGTTAAGATATCAAGTTGATACGTGGTTTCCAGATCGGTGTGTTAAAAGTCCAGAAGGATGGTTGGGCGATAGTCGTCACTCCGCCAGAAAATCGGATCATAATCCAGACGAACACGGGTGGGTCAGAGGTCTTGATCTTAATGCTCGGTTGGAGTCATCCGACAGCCTCGCACCTTATCTGGCTGACCAGATCAGAATCGCAGCCAAATCGGATCCACGCTTATCATACGTCATCTATAACGGGAGAATATGCTCAAAGATATTAAATTGGAAATGGCGTAAGTACAAAGGCATTAATCCACACAAGCGACACATCCACATTAGCTTTACAAAGTTAGGCGACCTAGACAATAGGTTGTTCGATATACCACTCATAGGGGGCAAGATATGAAGATAAGCAAGCAGCAACAGGCCGTACTTAAATCATACGCTCGTGGCGTATTGGTTTCATTCTTAACATTCTTAGCAAGTAATGAATTGGGATTAGATCCTGTCGTAGCTGTGGTTATCTCAGCGCTCGCAGGTCCAGCAGTCAGGGCTTTAGATAAATCCGATAGTGCCTATGGCCTCG